GTTTTACAATTACTATGCCTTCAAGTGAATCAGGTGCAGGAATTACTGCAGCAGGGTCAGGCACAGTGCAATCCTATTTTCCTGTGGGTTCAGCAACACAAACTCTTGGTTTTGGTTGGGGTACAGGAACTTGGAATGGTTCTACTGCTTGGGGTTCAGCAACGTCTGCTTCAGCTACAAGTTTAGAACCAGGTAATTGGTCACTAGATAATTATGGCACAATACTTATAGCAACAATTAAAAATGGTGGCACGTTTGAATGGAATCCAACTGATGGTGTGACTACAAGAGCAACCGCTGTGACCACAAATCCAACAGCCAGTGTTATGACAATTGTATCAGATACAGATAGACATCTAATTCATTTGGGAACAGAAACAACTATTGGGTCTATTAACACACAAGATAAAATGTTTATACGTTTTTCAGATCAAGAAGATAGAACAGACTATGTGCCTGTTTCAACTAATACAGCAGGAACATTTCAATTAGATAGTGGGTCAAAAATAGTTAGTGCAGCACGAGGTAAAGATTATATATTTATTGTTACAGACACCTCTGCTTACATCATGCAATTTGTAGGGCCTCCATTTACGTTTTCAATAAGACAAGTTGGTTCAAACTGTGGAGCTATGTCACAACACTCATTAGTGCATGTGGATGGTATTATGTATTGGATGGGTAAGTCTGGTGGTTTTTATGCATATGATGGTGGTTCTGTGAAAAAACTTAATTGTTCTGTAGAAGATTTTGTATTTACAACCCAAACTGATGACGATTTAGGGTTTAACTTTGGTCAAAGTGAACAAGTCTTTGCAGGCTATAATACTTTATTTACAGAAATAAATTGGTTCTACTGTAAAGATGGGTCTACACAAATAGATCGATGTGTAACCTTAAATTATAGAGAGGCTTTATGGACAACAAGTTCCTTAGCACGAACTGCATACAGTGATAAGTATGTGTTAGATAACCCATATGCAACAGAATACAATGCAACAGGTTTACCCTCTGTATCTATTAATGGTATTACAAACGAGTTTGGTGCAGCCACATTATACAAACATGAAACAGGCAGTAATCAATTAGACGTTTTAGGTAATAAAACTGCAATCAATGCGTTTATAGAATCAGGTGATTTTGAAATGCCGATAGAAGGTAGTGCCGGTGAATTTTTCGTTAAAATAAGAAGATTTATTCCAGACTTTGGTAAACTTGATGGTAATGCACAAATAACAATAAATTTAAAAGACTTTCCATCAGAAACTGAAGCCTCCTCACCGCTCGGACCTTTTACTATTACATCTAGCACAAAAAAGGTTGACACAAGAGCACGAGGTAGATTAGCATCTTTAAAAGTAGAAAACACTTCCACAGATGAGTCTTGGAGATTTGGTGCGTTCCGAGCTGATGTACAACCTGATGGAAGAAGATAAGGAGTAAAAAATGCATTATACAGCAAGACTAAAAAAAGTTATTAAAGGTCTTAAAAAGGCAACTAAACTGCATGCACAACAAGCAAAAATTTTAGAAGCCATTGAAAAAGATCAAAGACTTAGATATAA